CCACGTGGATATCCAGGATGTTTGCAATACCCACCAGTAAAAAGATCAGCACCTTACGGCAGATCCCCCTAAAACCGACTGCACTTGACAGCTTCCGGTCATTTACTGCACACATGACACCCGTAATGTAGTCAATGACCGCAAATGCGATCAGGGCATAGAGCAGACCGTCACAGCCCCCTAAAAAATAACCGAGCCATCCGCCTACTGCTGCAAACATGAACTGTACTGCATTCCAAAATTCCTTCATTGTCTTGTCCTCCTTCTAAATTTTTGTATGAAAAAAGCAGCCGCCCGTAATGGGAAGCTGCTTGATTCCGAAATTGTTATTCTTTTGTTTCCGTCAGAGTGTAAGTGATCTTCATCGTCTTATCTGCAGTCTTGATAACGGGTGATGCCAGGTTATTGATGGTTGCAAGATACGGTGTGTATAAAAACAATTCTTTATAATTGCAGTATCTGTTGTGATTGTATACCCACTCCCTGAGCATGTAGGTCTTATATCTTGCCATCTGGTGTATTCCCCATGCACAATAACTCTGGTATCCGATGCTGCCTATCTTCTGTGCCGGATGCCCGTCTTCAAAATACCATCCGTTGATCACGATATCATCATCCACAATATAGCTGAATTCATTACTGCTGTTATAGTTATAATCCGTGACCCTTTCAAGATTGGCAACATTTGTGGTATCCAAACGGTACAGCTTGTTGTTGTCGCTTGATACACACATCAGCCACTTCCCGCTCATGCCGATACTGTAAAAATCACTCACACCGGACGGCACTTCTATCTTTTGGGTCAAGCACCTTCCCTTTTCGATCTTATCCATATAGAACTCATAACTGACATAATCGAACTGTTCCGTGTCACGATATGTGCGTGAATATTTCTGGTTAGTCTTTCTCGCGATCCCGTACCAACATCCATCCGCACTATGAAAGAAATGGCTTCTTATATTTGTATTATCCTCATTTGGAATGTCATAATCCCCCTTTGATGGAGAACCTGTCCTGTGTATCCAGTAGGGATAATGCCCAAGGTCTATCTCCGTTACCTCGGATGCATCAAAGGCTTCCTGTGATATCAGATTTTCCACGAGACCTGCATGAAGATACTCCTCCGGCACTTTCTTCAGCAGTGCCTTTTCAGAGTTATTTCTCGTTATCATCTCCATGCGGTATCCTTCCATGATATAAGTCCTTTTATTTTGTCTGTAACTTTCTTCACTATATGAATCATTCTGTGACGAAAATGTCCCCAACCGTACCAGATAATTATTTCCATTCTCCTGTCCTATCCCAGCTATCCTGTTCGTGAGTGCTATTGCTGATATCGTTCCATTTGCCTGTGAAGTAGCAAAATCCCAGACGAACTTATACCCTCCATCGATTCTCTTGCTCTCCGTTAAGTTCCTGCTGCCCCTTCTGATATCCGTTGTATTATTTGCATCACTGGATGCATAACCGATAAGCGGATTTGAAAACGGGGCATACAGATTATCGACCCTTTCTTCCAAAGGCTCCTGATAAAGCAGGATGCCGCCCGTAAGTTTATCCACGATTGGCAGCATCCATTTTTCACCGCTCTGCCCGTCAAATGATAAGTTATCATAAAGCATGCCTAAAATATTGGAATTTAGGATGGCATTGACTGCATCCGTGACAAGGTTGGTATCCTCATGCACTTCTTTTTTACCTGTATGCACATCTGTAAGTTCTATTACACTTTTTCCTTTTAACATTGCTATTCCTCCGTATTCAAAAAGTCTGTTATCACATTTGTGATAAAACCGTCAGCCCCGCTCAGGACAAACCGATATTTTATCGTTCCCGTGGTTGCTTTCTCTGCCCACGCATCAGAACTGACTGCTTCAATGGCTGCCTTGGACATCCCGGAGGATTCCTCCGTAAATTTCACCCATTTATTATTTACATAACCAAGCCACGTTTCCCCCCTGTCAAATGATACGGCAAACAGGCATTTCTCATCACAGTCACAGGTGACCTTTTCTATCCCGAGAATGCTTGCATCCGACATATCAATATCTTCGGAATAAATGACCTGTGGTTTCGGCACACCCTTATAACTGATCTTCATATCCGGGAATCGGTTATGAGAATCATGCCAGTAAAGTACGGACGGATTTTTCAGCCCAAGAAGTACATTTCCATCCGGCAGATCCGGAATACCATACGTCTCAAACACTTCTGCCGTCAGTTCTGTTTCCTCAAGTGGTGTAAGTGCATCATCTGTGATGGTATAAAGCATTCCCCCTTCATCCTTAAACAGATACCTTCGGTTATACGGATCTAAAAAGACCGGGGGATCATCCGACAGTTCATACTCATTTCCCGCATCGTCTTGATGAAGGAAGGTTACCGTTTTCCCTTTTGCGATCTGGAACGGTATATTTTTTGATTTTGTGTAAAGACTGCACTCTCCAATGCTTGAGGAAGAAACCGGGACTTCAACAAAATAAAGGACAATATCTCCGGTATCAAAAAACAGTGCATCCCATATAAGTCTGGTTGATGCATTATTATTTCCATGGGCACTATAGCCTTCCCATCTGATACGCAGAAATTTATAATGTTCAAACAGAGTACCCTCTTCCCTTTTCAGCGTATACAGATCGGCATCCCTCCGGCTTATCTTAAGCTGCTCGGAATTCTGGCCGATACCTATCCACGAATTACCGCTGACATAAAAACTGGCAGCCGTTGTTTCCCTGAACCTGAACCAGTCCACACCTGTTACCGTATCTGTACCATCATCATTCAAACGGTTATCTCTAAGAACCGTCATATTTTCTGTTGTTTCAAATATATCTTCCAACATAACATAATCAGCCATTATGCACCTCCAGTATCTCTATTTCATCGAACTTATCAAAGCCGGGGTCAAAGACCGACACCATTCCCTTATCCAGTTCTTCCACAATGCCTGTCAGTTTCTCTTTATAATCCGTCACAAGGACCAGATTACCTGCTGCGAGCTTTGTGTAATGATTTGTTCCAAGCCTGTCTGCTTTGACCTTATGCTTATTTACAAACGGTGCTGTTTCAAACGGCAGTATTCTGATCTCCATCAGTTCCTGAAAAGGTTCTGTATTGACCGTAAGGCTGACTGCCCTTCCCCTGTCCATAACGATAGGAGCACCGCCGGACAGGGAGTATTCCTTCCGGAGCAGAAACTGCTTATCGTCCTCCACATAAGTTCTCCGGTATTCCATCTTATCTTTATCTGCTGTTTCGACCACATCCCTGACGATCGGTACAAAGAAGGAAATGTTATCATAAAACTCCGGCACCATGAGACCCGTCATCCTGATAGAATCAACATGCTGTGTAATACCAGTTTTCTTCGGTGTGATAAATGCAGCCACCGCCTTGTCATGGATTCTATTTGTAGGAAGCCCGGAAAGTTCAACCATCTTGATTTCTTCATCAACCGCGATCCTTCCATCCCATCTTTCCTGTGCACCAAGCCCCTGACCGGATATGGTTGCCATTGCATTCTGCGGTTCAATCGTTGCTGTTCCGTCCGTAAGTTCTATCAGTACTTCAAAGGTGTGAAGTTCGTTTGCCTTCATTTCTATGATCGGATAATACAGGTTCAGCAGATGCTTTCCGCTGAACCATGTCTCTGATGGATGGAACTGTTCCACTTCTTTCCCGTCAAGGACATAATAGGCTTTCAGAAGGGTCTTTCCATCGTCCGTCCAGTTGACCGGGATCGAAATTACTTTGCTTTCTTCCCCAATCTCTATTGTTGTTTCTGCATCCGCCCTTCTGCTTACTGCATTGGATCTTACATCCAGTATGACTTCTGCATGAAATTCCGCATTCGTCTCATCCCCGGATGCAAACTCTATATTGATGATGGAAGTTTTCTCAGCTCCCGCATTTATCTTCAGGGCATTCACATAAGTGTATATGCTGAGTTTATTCTCATTCATGGAACTCTGAAGACCAGCAATATTCTTATCATTCTTGCTCTTTGCTCCCGCAAGTCTCGGATTTTTTCCAACACACTTTATTTTCTGCTTACCGTTTATCTTTGTTTCAATGGATGTGATGGCAGATCTTTTTGTCTCATCAGCATGACCGCCCGTAAACTTGATGACATCACCAAGATCAAGAGCCGGGTCACCGATGGTATCCGAATCAAACGGCACATAATTTACCACTGTGACCGCTAACAAAATATTATTTATGATCCGCTTGCGCTTCTCTTCCAGACCAAACTGCAGTAACGGGTTTACCCCCAGATTCATTGTCAGACCGTCATCCGGCTTTACCGAATAATACTCTGCAATATCCGTCTTTTTGTTTGTGGAACTGACAGCCGTATACCTTGTCACAAAATCTGAAAATGTGCTCGAAAACCTGTGTCTGCTGTCCACTGTCTTGTTATCGGCAATTCCGTATGGGATAAGCCTTAACTTTCCTTCACGGTCTATCGTAGAAAAGCATCCGAGTGCCTGTGCCAGATAATATAGGAAATCCCTCCATGTTTCGATATCATTCTCCTGGTAGATACCAAGCAGTTCTGTTCCATTTGTAAGTGCTTCTATCTCTTCTTTGGTCTGTGCCAGTTCTACATGGCATGCTTTGGAAAGTAAGGATAGAAAATCATAAGGGAATGCACTGGACAGGCCCTTATCAAAATTCTTATCCAGATTCAGCATTGCATCATATGCCTTTAGCTCCAGTGTCTTTATCTTTCTGTTCGCCTCGGCAATATAGAAGATTCCCATCGGGACTTCCTCATATATTTCATCCCCTGCCTTCAGATGGAATGAGAGCGTTATAGACGCATCTTCCAGACTGTATCTGTCAATATCTGAAAAGAGGGATATTCCAAGTTCTGCTGCATACACGGATCCAAGTTCAATCTCTGACGAACCGGAACACTGTCTGCTGATATAACCGGAACCTTTCACAATGTCTTTATTTCCAAATGTATATTTTTTGCCCGCCTTAGTCGTGATCGCCCCCGTCCAAAAGAATGAACGTGATGACTCACTAATGGCTTTCTGATATTCTTTTGAAACCGGGTACATATAATCACTCCTCTAATACTCATTTAATGTAAAGGACACCGTCCACAATCCTTTGTAGCTTGTGTCCTTTTCCAGCTTTGCCTTAAATCCTGTAATATACATTTCCGTATTTTTCAGTTCCAGTTCTTCCGTATCAAAATACTTCACGGCAATTTTAGGTTTCTTACTGTATGCTGTCAGTATCTTTAACCACCTGGGTGAAACAGAAAAAGAAACTGCAATGGAAATAACTCCTGTCCTTACCACATCCCTCTGTGTTGTTCCTGCTTCCGTCTCCCCGGATGAATCCGCCTCTACGTCAGAAATGTCAAGGTCATAGGAATCCGGCAGGGGAAGGTCCTGTTCATCAAATTTTAAATACTGTATAAATGCCATTTTTATCTTCCCCCGCTTCTAAGATTTGCCCTCTGCTGTGCCGTTACGATCACCTCATCGAGCATTGTCCCTCCAAGGTATACAGGGATCACGATATCCCCGGGATCGCCCTTCATATCTTTAACTGCAGATGTGATGGCTGACAGCATGCTGGAAATTCCGCTGTCCGGCTGTCCGGAAGTCTGTACTCCCGCAGTTGACTCCATTCCGCTTACATTCGGACTGATTATCATATCCTGCGATACCCCTTCGATTGCCTTTGCCACCATACCTTTGCTCTTTTCGATTCCCTTTGCAAGTCCTCCCATAAAGTCCGGCATCCATGATTCATAATCCGTAAGTGGTCCTTCATCCGGTACGGAGAAATGAAGGAACGACCTGATCTTATTTGCCACGGAACTTACGGCATCACCGACTGCACCGATGCAGCTCCTGATTCCGTTTACGATTCCCATGATAAGATCCTTACCCCAGGTAAATGCCTGTGAAGCAAGTCCCGTGATATGGCCCTTCACATTGGAAAAACCTGTCTTTACTGCATTCAGGACATTTCCCATCGCACCTTTCACCGCATTTACGATTCCATTGAATACCGAACTCACAGCATTCTTAATTGCTCCAAGTACCGTGGAAACTGTGGATTTGATAGTATTCCATATGGTGGAGATTGTGCTCTTTATCGTATTCATAATGGTGGTAATGGAGTTCTTGACCGCAGTAAAATTACCTGTGATTAGCCCCTTGATTCCGCTTACCACGGCACTGATGATGGTCTTGATGGCATTCCATACCGTGGAAAAGATCGTTTTTATCGCATTCAGCACGGTTGTAATGACCGTTTTTATCGTATTCCATACTGTTGTTATCACAGTCTGAATGACCGTCAGTACTGTCTGGATGATGGTCTTATAGATATTGAAGTACGTTGTCACCAGTGTTTTTATCACATTAAAAACTGTAGTAAATACACCCTTGATGGCTTCCCAGATGGTCGTGATGACCGTCTTTATCACATTGAAAACCGTCTCAATAATCGTCTTATACAGATTGAAATAAGTCGTTACCAGGGTCTTTATCACTTCAAACACGGTCGAGAAGATCGTCTTGATGGCTTCCCACACCTGTGAAAAGAATTCCTTGATTGCATTCCATACCGTGATTGCAACCTGTTTTACATTCTCCCAGAGGTCGATCCAGAACTGGCGGAATCCGTCACAGTTATTCCAGAGATAAATAAAAGCAGCCACAAGAGCTGCAATGGCTGCGATAATAAGTACGATTGGATTTGCAAGCATCGTGGTATTCAGTGCTGCAAATGCCCCCTTCACCGTATTGATGACTCCGGCAATCTTCGGTACAACCGTCATGATCGTACCGACTGCAGATATGACCTTTCCAATCACGATAAGCACGGGACCGAGTGCTGCCGCCAGAAGGGCTATCGTAACGACCGTCTTCTTCGTACCCTCGCTCAGTCCATTCAACCAGTCCACAAATTTCTGCACCCATCCCACGATCTGTTTGATGGCCGGCATCAGAAGTTCCCCAAAAGATATCGCCAGACCTTCCAGTGCAGATTTTAAGATAGTGATCTGTCCCTGTAAGTTATCAAGCTGTGTATCTGCCATCTGCTGTGCAGCACCACCGCTTTCCGTGATGGATTTCTGTAAGCTGTCCCATGTTTCTCCTGTATTTGCAAGCAGCGCATTCACGGATGACAGGTCTGTCTTGTTAAAGATCGTACCAATGATATTGGACTTCTCAGCGGATGTCATTCCATCCATGCTCTTATTCAGGTCACCAAGGATATCGTTCATTGACCGCATGTTTCCTTCGGAATCATATACGGAAATGCCTAGTGCTTCCATCTGGGCAGCTGCCTTATCTGTAGGATTCTGCAGTGACAGGATAATGTTACGGAGATGCGTACCGCCTTCTGCCCCCTTGATACCATTATTGGCAAGGATTCCGAGTGCAGTATTGAGTTCTGCCGTACCGCCCTTGATGGATTTGGCTGTCGCACCAATGGTAAGGATTCCCTCGCCCAGCTGTGCAACCGATGTATTAGTGGTAGAAGCGGTCTTTGCCATCTGATCGACCATTGTTTCCGCTTCATCCACGCCCATGCCAAGTGCGGACATTGCATCCGTTACCATGTCGGAAGCATCCGCAAGGGCAATATCCCCGGCGGCTGCCAGGTTAAGTACAGTCGGCAGTGTATTACACATCTGCTCCGTATCATATCCGGCAAGAGCCAGATAATTTAATGCCTCGGCACACTCGGATGCAGAGAAGGCTGTTTCTGCCCCCATCTTCTTTGCCAGTTTGGATAGGGTGTCCATTGTATTTACAGACTGCCCGTTTACCTTAGACATGGAATCTTTTGTGATTCCCATTGTTGCCTGTACCTGTGACATGGAAGATTCAAAGTTTGCTGCCGTTGTTACGGATGCCGTACCCAGTGCCGTCACCCCGGCGGTTACCGGAAGGAGCTTCTGTCCGGCAGAGGAAATATTATCCCCAACCGTCTTTAACTTCTCACCAGTTGCTGCGATCTTCTGCACTGCCGTTGCGGACTGGTTCGCCTGTGTTTCCAGATTCTTTAAGTCCTGCTCCGTTTCCACGATTTCCCTCTGAAGGGCATCGTACTGCTCCTTTGAGATCTCGCCATTGGCAAGTGCTGTATTCGCCTGTTCTGCTGCGGTCTTTAAGGTAGCCAGTTTCTCTTTTGTTTCACTGACCGCTTCCGCAAGCAGTTTATGCTTCTGTGCCAGAAGCTCCGTATTGCCCGGATCAAGTTTCAGCAGCTTGTTCACATCCTTAAGCTGTGACTGGGTGGACTTGATCTGTCCGTTCACGCCTTTCAGAGCGTTCTGCAGTTTTGTTGTATCACCACCGATTTCAACGGTAATACCCTGAATACGGCTTGCCATGCCTCTCACCTCCTCCTAAAAATGGGTACAAAAAAAGGAGCATCTCTGCTCCGTAACAAAAGAAAAACACCTGCCATTTCTGACAGATGTCCTATGTAATATTATGATTTTATCTAAGCTACAAACTGAAATTTATATAATTATCTCTCTAACTTTCCCTATTTTATAGGCTTTCCCGCATGTCCATTAGTGAAATGATATGTAGTTTCCCTT